CATGACATTACGTTTATTAATATCAACAAAAACATCTTTGTCGAGTGGGTTGAATGAAGACTCAATCATTTTTGTGTATAAAATGTGGTGTCTTCTAGCGAGAAAGTCAATTGGAATACTCTCCCCGGTGACTCGAAAGTAGATGTACTTGTAGTATTTATAAAAAATTAAACAGGAGGTTGTAGGATGAGCCAATGACGGAAAGACGTCATCCAAAAATGTTAAAACTTTAACATTTGAATCATACTTTTTGTTCCAAGGTGAGAAGATACGCTCCAACAGAGATTCAATTGGAATAACCGGAACGCCTTGGAAAACAGTGTACTTGTAGAAAACCGGATAATCATCAATGTTCTTCGAATTGTTGAAATTTTTCTGTTTGTAAAATTTTAACTTCATTCCAATCCGTTTTGACCTCTCTACTACATCATCCTCTATACTATCCATGTCATACTTGTCTGTTCTAATGAATGTACAAAAGTCATCTCCACCAATGGCAAAAGATCTATCTTTGAACTTCACACTCTCGAAAGAGTAATTGAGAACAATCAAATTTATGAACGAGCCAATAACACTCGTCCATTTACTCCCAGACGGGATACCCTGCAAAATACGTAAAATGCGTCCGCCAACAATATGATAATCCTTAATCACTAAAGTGTCAAGTAATGCGATGAAGTGATTATCATATAAAATACCACGAGGAAAATATAGGCGGGCAATACAAACAGCAGAAGTAATTAGTGTGTTGCAGAGACTAGCGTCAAATTTCGACCAGTCACCTTCAACTGCACAAAAATTACTTTTAATTAATTTCTCCAGCCTTTCAAAACGAGTAAATGAATTACCAATGAAGATCGGGCCTTCCCCCTTACCAACAAAGTGAGCTGTAATTCTGTCACTAAACATACCAGAATGAAGTTCGGTGTGCCACTCAGGCATATGTACGGCTCTCGATGTTGCAGCAGTATCATTTTCAGGATCAACCTTCCTGTTATTCCTTGCACCAATGCTGTAGATACCGGGGAAGAGCTTACTTCTTTCTATAATTTTACCGTTTCTTGTGGCTTCAACAACATTCGCATACCTGGCTTTCGCAACTGCAACAGCAACATCAACACAATCCCTCTTCTTCTGAGCACCAAAATAGTGTTCATACCTGTAACCGGGTTTTGTATCTAAATTGAAATCAAAGTCATTAATCTCTTCGATGTTCACTTCACCAAGATCAACGATCTGTAATTTCCGCATGCTGTCACGAATTGATGTTCTAAGTAGTTTATAGCCGTCTTCATCTGGCAGAACCTCATTGGTAAAATTCTTACAACTAATCTGCTGTTGTATTGTGTGTCTGTTTGTGTCAAAACACCCACTAACCACAACGTGATTTGGTAAATCGAACTCTGGGAACTCACTAAAAATCTCGAGATTTTCGTAATAAAAGTCAGTTGAAACTTCTGGTGGTTTTAAGAATTTCTGCGGTCTAGTGGATATTCTGACGTTTGCCCTTTTCTTGTGATAATAGGCGTTCAATAACCCAAGTGAATCAACCTCTTTTGGTAGATTGAACAAATTACCGGTCTTCTGAGTATAAATTCCGCCATTATTGTAATTGTAACATCGGGAAGAGAAGGACGACTTCCTCTTACTTGACTTGGTCGTCTGCTCATCCTTCGACTTCTTGTTATTAAGTTCGATGTTAGAATCTCTAATTTTAGCGTACTCATACGGAATTCCGTCGTCTGGTTCGTAAAATCCATCTTTCACATTATCTTTGAGATACGTGCAACAGACAG